AAATCACTAGTTTCGCTATATTCTTTACCGTTACTTCCTCCAACAATGTTATTAGAATTGTAATTTTTAGAACTTACTTTATTTTGAATATTATAAAAATCACTAGTTTCGCTATATTCTTTATCGATAATATTATAATTTATATTAGCATATTCGTTAATACTATTATTAGCAGTATCTGTAAAAATACTATCGTTCATACTTATTAATATATATAATAATAGAAAATAATATAATCATAATTACATTATTTTTTATATCAAATATATAATAATAATAATAAATATTATGAGTATTTTAAATGTAGATAGATTAATAGATGATATAATCAATAAATTAAATGTATTTCTAGTAAAAGAAGATTTATTCGACAAGATAATTAATTATGAAAAATTTGCCATAAATCAAAAAATAATTATTCAATTAGTAAATAAATATACCGATACTATAACTTCATACGATGGGGTAACCGATGTTGATAATTATTTAAAAAAAAATATTACTAAATATTGTATATTTTATATATATTTAGGAATAATATATAATTTTACACATTCTAAAAACTTATTTATATCAAATATTATACAAATATTTAATAATTTAGATGACAATGTAATCGATGTAGATAATTTTTACAATAGTTCCACAGCATCATCTATTATAAAAATATATGATATTATTAAAGATATATTATTATTTGTAAAAATAAGAGACATAGTAAAAATAAATATTTTGATAAAATCAAACCCCGATAAATACAGACAAAGTAATTTATTATTTATTGAACTAGGTGAAGAATTTTTTAATAAATATTTTAATATTGAAGATAATTTTCATAATATAGTAAAGACAGTATTATTTAAAAATATATATGAAAATGAAAAAAATAATATATTTAATTATTTGAATAACACTACGAATATATTAGACACTGATTTTAAATATATTGATATTATAGTTTCTACTAATAATTTACTAGAGTTATATAATATACAAAAAGCTTTACAATATATAAAATTACCAAATATAACAGAAGATGAAATATATGATTATTTAAACGATTCCGGAAAGGAACAAATACTTACAAATTATGTTTATTTGGATTTTTTATTTAATAATAAAATAATAGTTCCTATTACTCAAGAATTTTTAAAATATCATTCCGATGATATTCAATATGATAGTAATAAAAATACCGACACTACGGAATTTAAAAAAATAATAAGCACAATGATTAAAATAAAAAATATGGATTTTTATGAAGCTATTAAAAATAATAATTTTTTAACAGATGTTGATAAAAAAATGGGTTTTTTATACAATAATGAATTTGAAAAAAATGTTATTAATAAACTTATCAATGATAATAATTTAAATGATTTAACACTATTAGAAAAACATTTGTCTGATAAATACGCCTACGTGAATTTTAAAGATATACCTAAAAGTGGTATCAATTATAGAGCCAATAAAACAATACAGTGTATCAGAGAAATATCTTTATATGATAAAACAGGGACAGAACTATATTATAGAATAGGTAATAATAATATTGATATAAATATTTCAGGAATATGTATAATACCTTTAAATAATAGATTTGATTTATTAAATAAATCAAATCTAATAAATGTTTCTGAAGTTACTAACAATCCTAATGGGTATTCTTCATTTAAAAAACTTTTTAATAACAAATTTGGCAATACTAAAAAAATATATTATTGGATATATGACAATAAAAAAGATATTATAAAAACAACAACGTATAATAATGTTAATAATATAATAAATATATCACATGAATTGTATGATATATATTTAAATAAAATAAATAACATTCTTTTTAAAAAAATTGAACATTGTAAAGATATTAATACATTTAATAAGATAATCAAAGATTATAAAAATATTATTATCGAAAATAATAAGTCTAATGTTTATATAAATACATTATATAAAAAATTTATAAATGTATATTCATCTATTATTTATAAATCTATAAATATAGATAATAAACTATCATTAAAATTACCTGTTATTAAAAATGATACTAATAATACTATTAATAAAATAACATTAACAAAAAAAATAGATAATGATATCATTATAAATAATAATAATAATGGGATATGTAATCATTATTTTTTATGGAGTGAAATAAAAAATAGCTCATTAAAATCAACGTATTTAAACCAAATGATATTTAATTTTGTAAAAAAATATGTAAAATCTGATAATATTGATGAATATGTTTGTAAAAGTTGTGGAGAACTTTTAAAACTTAAAAAATATGTAGTTGACGGATTATTTGTAGATGAACTTGATAAATACTTAACTACGGAACTAATAGTTCATAATGAATTAGAAGATATTCCACAATATTCATTTTATAAAAGAACTATTTTCAATATTCGTAAAATAATAGAAAAAATTTTATTTAGTTCGAATTTAGAAAGTATGATAAGTTCTGATAATATGATAAAAAAAGAACTAATAAAAAATATCATAGATACTATATTAATACATACAAATTGGCAAAGACTTAATAGTAAAGAAGAAATTAGTAGAAATAGACTTTTATACGGTATTGATGAAAATATTACAAATATTTTTCCATTTGATTTATCTGATAATATATTTTTACCAGATAATGATAACGATAAATTAAAACCTATAAAATTTAATAATATAATAATATATATATTATTCTGGAATATTTTAGAAATATCGGAATATCATATTACTAATTTAGGGTTCGATAAAAATTATAACGTGATTGTTTTTCAAAAAATTAATAGTATATTATTTAATAAATTAAAAATAAAATTAAACAAGATAGATAATATTCCTTTAGTAAATATTCCAGTTCTTTCATATTTATTATATTATTTTAGTGGTATGGTAATTAATAGTAATTTATGGATAACAAATAAATTAAGAGATGATAAAGAAAACACAGTAGATAAAAATATAAAATTACAGAAATCAATTATACATTCTTTTGTAGATTTGTATAATAACATCGTAGATGGAAGTTTAGATAACCCTGATAATATGATATATGAGATATTAAGAGTAAAAATGATTGACAAACTAAGAAAAATTTTTATTAATAATACAATATTTGATAATATAAAAAATAAAATAGAACAAAATACTAAAATAATTAATAACAATATTACTAAAATAGATATTCCTTCGGAATATATAGATATTAATAAAAAAGATAACCAATATTATATATTAACTAATAAATCAATAAATACATCAACTGAATTAATAAAAAAAAAATATATAAATAAGGATTATACATTATCAAATACAACAAATTGCAAAAATGGGGATTTTCATAAATGGACTTATAAAGAAAATTATTTAATTTGTTTAAAATGTTTATTAAAATATAATGATATTAATAATATCAAAAGTATCAAAGAAATAGATTTTATTAAAAAGACTAATAGATTTACAACAATAGAAACACTAAGTAAATATTGTAATTCAACTTTTCATAAAAAATATTATGATATTAATGATATATGTAAAAATATTATAAACTCGAATATTCTTGATAAAGAATTGGATATTTTTAATAAAAAAATAAATAGTAAAAATAATGAGTTATTATCATTAACTAATAAAAATATTATTGAAAATACTGATAAGCAACATAAGTATAATAAAAAAATAAAAAAATTATATAATAAATGGAAAGATTTATATACTAGCGTTATAAATAATAGAGTTGATTTATATATTGATAAATTTATTGATATTATAGAAAAAATATCTGGGGATAAAATAAATATTGATAAAAGATATATTTATTTAAAAAAAACATATTATACAATAAATCATGATTATTTAGGGAATAATATTAGCGAAAATATTATATTATTTAGTGATAGATTTAAAATTACCGAAAATGATAAATTATTTAATAATTTAAATACAATTAATTATGAAAATACTAAGAACAATATTATTGTTTATTATAATTTGACTACATTGCAATATATAGGATATATAAAAAATAAACAAGTATGTCAATCAAAGAATTCTAATAATGCCAAATTAATAGAAGAATTATCGTTCAAAGATATATTACTATTATTAGGATCTAATAGTAAATATTTTCGTAAAACCGAAGATATAAGCAATTCTCATAATATAATAAATGCAATAAAGAAAAAAAGCGATAATTTAAAAATAATAATTAATTCTATAAATAATATATTTGTTAAAACTAACGCTAATTCAAATAATACGATATACAAAGACTTAAAAATTAAAAAATTAAAATTAATAGATTCCGATATTAAAATCTTTAATCATGTTAATAAAATAATAAATAATATAAAAATAAAAAAAAATATTAGTAGCGATAACGTAAAAATTTATGACAATTATATAGATATCAGTAAGTTATATGAATATAATAGTTCTGATTGTAAATTACTTTTTTATTTAATATATAATTTACAACAATTAATAGATATTAATAATACCGATACTTCTAAAATAGATATAATAAAATTAATCATGAGTATGATAGTAAATATGTTTTATATGTATTATATTCCAAATTATTTAATCATAGAGACACTTCTTAAATATTCTAAATCACGCGATGTAACTTCTAATGTTGATTTAAAAGTAACAGGTATTTATAATGAATTATCTACGGCCGAAGAAATCAATGATTTAAAAAATATTAACAATGATGAAAAAAATCAATATGATTTAGGTAGATTAGAAATCGACGATTATGAACAAAATGATGACATAGATTATGCGGCGGAAGCATTGGATGGTTATGAATAATTTATAATTACAGTCAATTTCATACAAAAATTACAAATGTCAAAAATTTTACTTAGAATATATTTAAAATTTTAATTGACCCTAATTTATAATAATAAAATTATAAGAATAATAATATTATTATTCTTATAATTTTATTATATTCTTATAATACTGAATCCAGTATATTTAAGTTATTAATTATAATTTTCTATTACGGTATAGGATTTCGTATGTTTTTCTTTTCACCAAAAAAATGGTGGGATCTTTTATTCAATGGAGATCCAACATTGTCTATATATTGTAATTTTCTATTACGGTATAGGA